AGGTAATTCGAATCGCTCTATACGGCTAGGCACAATTCGCCGAAGTATCTTCTATTCGTCAAACAATGCGTCCCCTACCCCGTCCGCTTTCGAAAAAGCCGGGAATTATATCACAAGATTTTGCTTTACGCTAACTGGACAATGCGTGTAACATCTTTTTATGCCATTGATTACGAGATCCGAGGCAGCGCGCGCGCTGGGTGTGACACCAGAGGCGGTGTATGCAGCAGTGAAAGCAGGCCGCTTGCCGGTGGTCCGAACAGCGGATGGCCGCGAGCTGGTAAACAGCGAGACCATGCGCGAGCACTGGGCGAAAAACACGCAGAAGCGGATCGGTCGAGGACCGAAGCCGCCGCTGGGCCAGAAAGCATTTCCTGCAGCAAGACCGAGGATGGGCAGAACAGAAGAGTCAATTCCTGACTATGACGAGTCAAGGGCGCGAACGGAATATTTGAAAGCGGAGCTGCTTGAACTTGATCGCAAGCAAAAAGAAGGGCTTTTGGTGAAAGCAGAAGAAGTTGAATTCAAGTGGGTTGAAATTGTGACATTAGCCAGGACAAAAATTTTGGGCATTCCTACCAAGGCGAAACAAAGGATCCCCGACCTAGATACCGACGCGGTATCGATGCTTGAAGATATTGTTCGCGAAACGCTGGAAGATCTGTCGGAGAGTGGAGCTGATGACTGAAGACAACCTGCTAAGGGTAAAAAACGCAGCATTTATGGCGTTTCGACCGCCAGAAAAGCTGACTTTGAGCGAGTGGGCGGATCGTTACGCATTTTTAAGCGCAGAAAGCAGCGCAGAAGGCGGCAGATGGCATACTTTGCCCTATCAAAAAGGAATTATGGATGCAATAACGGATGCAAAGGTTGAGCAGGTGACTGTGATGAAGAGCGCCCGCGTGGGGTACTCAAAAATCCTGAACCACACCATTGCGTTCCATATTCACCAGGATCCGTGTCCGATCATGCTGGTGCAGCCGACGATCGAGGACGCGCAGGGTTATTCGAAAGAAGAGATCGCGCCGATGTTGCGTGATACGCCTTGCTTGAAAGGCTTGGTAAGCGAGTCGAAGGCGAAGGATGGCGCGAATACGATTTTGCAAAAGCAGTTCCCTGGTGGGACGCTGAGCCTGGTTGGTGCTAATAGCCCACGCGGCTTCCGGCGTGTGAGTAGAAGGGTGGTGTTGTTTGACGAGGTTGATGGTTATCCCGCATCAGCAGGCGCGGAAGGGGATCAGATCAAGCTTGGCATCCGAAGGACTGAGTACTACTGGAATCGCACAATTGTGGCCGGTAGCACGCCGACAGTGAAAGATTTCAGCCGTGTGGAGCGCATGTTCCTGCAAACGGATCAGCGTCGTTATTTCGTCCCGTGCCCTGATTGTGGTCATATGCAGTACCTGAAATGGCCAAATATTCGATGGACTGATGGCGACCCGAGCACAGCAGGGTATTGCTGTGAGTCATGTGGCGTAATAATTCCACATTCTAAAAAGCGTTGGATGGTGGAGCGCGGTGAGTGGCGCGCTACTGCACCTGGGAATGGAAAGCATGTGGGGTTTCATATCTGGGCGGCGTATAGCTACAGCCCGAATGCAACGTGGCCGAATCTGGTCGAAGAATTCTTGGATGCAAAGAACGACGCAGAACAGCTAAAAACTTTCGTCAATACGGTGCTAGGCGAAACGTGGGAAGACGAGTATGCGTCAAAAATCGGCGCTACTGATTTGCTGGAGCGCGCCGCTAGCGAGCAGTATCAGCAATACGTGCCACCTGCTGAGGTGCTGGCGCTGACGATTGGGTGCGACGTGCAGGATGACCGTTTGTCACTCAGCGTGTGGGGATGGGGTCGCGAGGAGGAAGGGTGGTTGATTGATCGCGTGAAGCTATATGGGAGCCCATCTCGACCAGAGGTGTGGAAGCAATTGGACGAGATTTTGCAGAAGCCTTACCTGAATGAGGCTGATGAAGAGATGAAGGTGCTGTGTTGCGCGATTGACTCTGGCGGCCACCACACCCAGGAGGTTTACCAGTACAGCCGCGAGCGCGCGGCAATGGGTGTGATTGCGATTAAGGGTATGTCGCAGAAGGGCAAGCCACCGCTCGGCAAGGCATCGAAGGTGGATGTGGACTACAAAGGCAAAGCGCTAAAGAAAGGGGCACAGTTGTTCCCGGTTGGTGTTGACACGGTTAAATCGCTGTTGTTTGGCCGGTTGAAGCACAATGATCCCGGGGCTGGATATTTGCACTTCTTCCCGACGATTGGAGCGGATTATTTCGAGGAATTGACAGCCGAGAAGCAGATCTTGCGGTTTAGGAATGGCTATCCCGAGCGTGTGTGGGTGAAGAAGAGCCAAGCTCCAAACGAAGCGCTGGATGAGATGAATTATGCGTATGCGGCATTGCATCGGCTGTACCAGAAGATGGACAGGAGGACGATATGGGACCAGCTTGAAAGGCGTGATGAGGAGAAGCCCAAGCGTGTGCGTGCGGCTGCTGCACCTAAGCGCAGTTTTGTGAAGCAGTGGTGAGTTACGGCGCTAAAGTACCAAGAAGCCTGAAGTTAGAGGTCGAATGGCGATTCCCCCGTCCATAACAGCCGGCGTGGACGTGGTGTGGACGGACGCTGCGACGACGGATGTTTTTGGCAATGCGGTAACAAGTGCAACGCATAATCTTACGTATTATTTCAGATTAAATACAGCAGGCGAGGGTGTCACTGCGACGGGCACTGCTTATGCAGATGGCTGGCAGATCACGATTCCTGCTGCGACTAGCGCTGGAATGAACGCCAGCACTGGATGGTATTTCCAGGCTGTTCTAACTGCCATCAGCGGTGGCGCGGTCAGTGAGTACAGCAGAGGGCAGATCGAAGTTCAGGCATCGTTGGCGTATGCGGGATCTCCTGCAGCATTTGATGGTCGGACGCAGGCGCAGAAGGATTTAGAAGCGGTTCAGGCTGCAATCCGCTCCCTGATGACGGGCGGTGCAACGCAGGAATATCGCATTGGCAATCGCAGCCTGAAGCGATATGACCTGACTGATTTGCTGGCGCTTGAGTCGCAGTTGAAGGCAACTGTGGTGCGCGAGAATAAAGCAAAGATCATTGCATCGGGTCTTGGTGATCCGAACAATTTGTTTATCCGTTTTGGTAACGGCTGATGGGCATTCGCACTGAAATTCTGCGTCGTTTTGGCCTTCAGCCTGTACAGAAGGCGCTGCCACCAGTGAGGCGTCGTAATTATGCGGGTGCAATCATCAGTCGCCTAACCAGCGATTGGATGGCAACTCAGGCGAGTGCGGATGCTGAAATTCGCACCAGCTTGAAAAAGTTGCGCGACCGTAGTCGCGAAATGGTGCGGAATAATCCGTACGCAAAGCAGGCGAAGCGGACAACGCAGATCAATGTTGTCGGCAGCGGCATCAAGATGCAGTCGCAGGTTGCATTGCTGCGCGGTAATCGCCGCGATGAGCGGACAAATAGCTTGATCGAACAGAAGTGGGCATCTTGGTGCCGCGCTGAACATTGTGATGTTGCTGGGCGCCAAAGCTTCCACATGATGGAATGGCTAGCGATTGGCGCACTGCCGGAGTCAGGAGAGGCGCTATTCAGGATTGTGCGCCGTCCGTTCGGTGGCAGCAGGGTGCCACTGGCGCTCCAGATGCTTGAGGCTGATTATCTGGATGAGGAGTATCAAGGCCCAACCCTCGCCCAGGGGAACGAATGGCGTATGGGTGTGGAGGTCAATGAATGGGGCCGCCCTGTGCGGTACGCCTTCCTCACGCGCCATCCAGGCGACTACTGGTTCCAGAATGCATCGGCGCGAAATGAAAAGCATGTCTTCCTGCCGGCGGAAGATGTCATTCATTTGTTTATTCCCGAGAGGCCGCAGCAGCATCGTGGCGTGCCTTGGTTCCACTCTGTGATGTCGGATGCGCATCAGCTTCAGGGCTACGAAGAGGCAGCTGTGATCCGTGCACGTGCTGGGGCGTCCATTATGGGTTTCATCACCAACCAGGAAGGTGAGCTGACCGCTGATGACGTCGAAAACGAGCGTCGGATCAGCGAGTTTGAGCCAGGGATGTTCAAGTATTTGATGCCGGGCGAAAACGTAACGGTGCCAAATATTGATTCGCCTGACCAGCAATTTGAGATGTTTGTTAAAAATAAAGTGCGTCGATTTGCGAGCGGCTTTGGCTGTTCGTATGAGACGCTGAGCCGTGACTTTAGTGATACAAATTACTCAAGCAGCAGGCTGTCACTGCTTGAGGATCGCGAGCACTGGAAGGTAGTGCAGGCTTATTTAATTGAGCATTTCCACCTGCGCGTGTTCCGCGAATGGCTGTCTTTGGCGGTACTTGCTGGCGAGCTTCCTTTTGATGACTTTGAAGCGCGTCCTGAGCGTTATGACACGCCACGTTGGATGGCGCGTGGCTGGGACTGGGTTGATCCGCTTAAGGAGGTGAAGGCTTATCGCGAAATGGAGCAAGCGGGATATATGACCAAGGCGCAAATTGTCGCAAAACTTGGCGGTGATTTTGACGATAATTTAGCCGAACTGGCACGTGAACAAGCTGCTGCAGAGCGTTTAGGCGTCGAATTGGATCGAGACATTATCGAGCAGCCGATGTTGCCGGCTGATCAACCGCTACCGCAGGAGGAAGGCTGATGGGCGCAATGCCGACTGATGGAATGAAAGAGGAAGCTCGCAGATATAGGGCGTGGAAGGAAGAGGGTCGCAAGGGCGGCACTGATGTTGCCGCTCGCAGGGCGAGTCAGATCCTCAGCGGCGAAGAGCTCAGCGATGAGACGATTCGCACAATGAGCGCATGGTTTGCGCGGCATGAAGTGGACAAGCAAGCTGAGGGCTTCAGTCCTGGCGAAGAAGACTATCCGTCTCCCGGAAGGGTTGCATGGGCAGCCTGGGGAGGTGACTCGGGTAAAACATGGAGTGATGCACTTGTGGCTCGCATGGAATCTGACCGTGAATTGACTGCCGATCTGACTGCGCCACAGGTGCAGTTGTATGAGGCTTATGAGGAGATAGCCGAGGAGCTTGGCCAATTTGGTCAAGACGCTGGACCGCATGGTTCGCACTACATGGCAGAGAGCCCATTCGCGGGTGACGGCATGGTGTGCGCGAATTGTGTGTTTTATGCGGGTCCGCGTGCTTGCGAAATCGTGAGCGGCGATATCGCTCCTGAGGGTGTTTGCAAGTTTTGGATTATTCCAGAGCGATTAATGAGCGAATCACCAGAGATGGAGGAAGGGCGACCGTATCCGAATGAGCACGCTGCAAGACTGCGTGATCCTGATCAATACGATCGCTTCCGGCGTCGCAATAATGCAGCCGGCAAAGGTGTTGATTTTATTTTCGGCATCAAGACTGGCGAGAGTGGCGCTGAGCTTCAAGCGATCAGGTTCCGCCTCAGCGAGTTCACTGCCGCCGAAGCGCGTGCGTGGCTGCGTGAGCGTGATTATGAGCCACTTCAATTCGAAGAGGCAACAGGTGAGCGTTCTAAGGTGGACGAAATTGAGAACGCAGCCGTGGCCGAAAAACGTGCAGCGCCTGATGCGCTGAAGGAGGGCGATTTTGTTTCGTGGAATAGTTCTGGTGGTCGCGCACGCGGTCGCATTGAGCATGTGATGCGCGAGGGTACTTTGGGTGTGCCTGGGACTGAATTCAGCATTGATGCAACGGAAGAAGATCCGGCTGCATTGATTCGGATTTATCGCGACGGCGAGGCGACTGAGACGATGGTGGGTCACCGCTTTAGCACGCTGACCAAGATTGATCCGATCCGCGCTACCGAGGGCGGCAAGTTCCAGCGCTCTGAGGTGACATCATTCCGCGCATTGGATGAAGAGCGGAGCTTCGAGTTCCCTTTTAGCTCTGAATATCCCGTGATGCGTTACTTCGGCAACGAAGTGCTGAGTCACGAGATGGACGCTGCAAACCTGAGCCGTCTAAACGATGGCGCTCCTTTGCTGTTCAACCACGATCCTGATCGTGTGGTTGGCGTTGTGGAGCGCGCTTGGGTTGATGGCAAGAAAAAGCGCGGTTACGTCAAGGTGCGTTTCTCGCGCAACAAGTTTGCTCAAGAAGTACTCGATGATGTCCGCGATAATATTTTGCGCGGCATCAGCTTCGGATATTCCATCGACAAGATGGAAGAGCGAGGCGATGACTTCGTGGCAACCCGATGGTCGCCTTACGAAGTCAGCGTGGTCTCTATACCTGCTGACCCTACGATTGGAATCGGCAGGTCTCTAACTGATGAGACCGTTGTTCAAGCGGCCCCAGCCGCATCACCAGCACCTGAACCTGAAATGGAAAAGACTCCAGATCTGGAGGTGATCCGGTCCGAGGCCGTCGAGGCCGAGCGTACCCGCATCGCCGCCATCAGCGCACTGGGCGAAAAGCACCAGATGCAAGACCTGGCACGCGAACTGATTGATGGTGGTCGCACCATTGATGAGGCTCGTGCTGCTGTCCTTGAAAAACTCGGCACTCAACCTGTGGAACAAGTCATTCGCTCTGCTGACATCACCTCTAATGATGTTGGCCTCTCCGACAAGGAGACTCGTTCGTTCAGCTTTGCTCGCGCACTGAACTTCCTCGCCAACCCCAGCGATGCTTCCGCTCGTCGGGCTGCTGAGTTTGAGATCGAAGTCGGTAAAGCTGCCGCTCAAAAGTATGAGCGCTCCTCTAACGGCATCGTGATCCCCAACGAGGTGCTGCGTCGCGATCTGGTGGTGGGCACCCCTACTGCTGGTGGCAACCTGGTGGCCGATGAGCTGCTGGCCGGTAGTTTCATTGATCTGCTGCGCAACCGTCTGGCACTGGCTCAGGCTGGCGTAACCATGCTGACCGGCCTGCAGGGCAACATCAGCATCCCCCGTCAAACTTCCGCTGCTACTGCCTACTGGGTGGGTGAGAACGGCTCGCCGACCGAGAGCCAGCAGGCAATCGATCAGGTCAACATGACCCCCAAGACTGTGGGTGCTTTTGTTGATTACAGCCGTCGTCTGCTGCTGCAGTCTTCCATCGATGTGGAAGGCATGATCCGCAACGATCTTGCTCGCGTGATCGCTCTTGAGCTTGACCGCGCTGCTATCTACGGCACTGGTTCCAGCAACCAGCCCCTGGGCCTGGTGAATACCACTGGTATTGGTAGCCAGACCATTAGCACTTACGGCACTTTTGCTGAGTACATCGGCATGGAAACCGATGTGGCTTCTGCCAACGCCGATGCTGGCAGCCTGCGTTACATCATTAACGCTGCTGCTCGCGGTGCCCTGAAGTCAACTGCCAAGTCTGCTACTGCCGTCGCTGCTGGCTTCGTCTTTGAAGATGGTGAGATCAATGGCTATCCCGCCATTGTTTCCAACCAACTTGCTAACAACGACGCTCTGTTCGGCGACTTCTCCATGATGATCATGGGCATGTGGTCTGGCCTGGATCTGACTGTTGATCCTTACGCTGGCGCTACTGCCGGTACCGTCCGCGTGATTGCCCTGCAGGACGTTGATGTGGCTGTGAAGCAGCCCGGCGCCTTCTGCTACGGCACCTGATCATGAGGGTCGAGATCTTGCGTCAAGTCATGATCTCGGGGGAGCCAGTTCAGGCTGGCTCCTTTGTCGAGGTCAACGAGGCTGACGGCAATCTGTTGGTTGGTAGCGGTAAGGCCGTTGTGGCACCTGCCGTGGAGAAGCCCGCACCTGTTGAGGTGACGGAAGAGCCTGCTCCGGCGCCTGCTGTTAAGCCGGTGCGGAAGGCTAAGACTGTGACTTCTGAATTTCCCACTAAGGACTGATCATGGCCATCCTTTCCACTGGTCTGGAGAAGCTTCAGCATTTTGCTCTGGCTCCTACTGCTTCGCGTACTTCGAACCTCAATGGCACTGCCATTGACATGAACGACTACGAGGGTGATCTCGTGATCGTGCTTGACGTTGCCAACGGTGGTACTTCGACTCTTGATGTAAAAATCCAGTCGAGCGATACCGAAGGTGGCAGCTATGGCGATGTGACCACCGCTTTTTATCGCGATGGTTCTGAAGTAGCCTCGGCTGCTGTGGCCTTCACTCAGGTGAGCACCTCTGCTTCTAAGCAGTATCTGGTGTTCCCTAAGGGTGCCGCTAAGCGTTGGATCAAGGCTGTGTCGACCACTTCGACTTCGACTCACGTCTACTCCATCAATGGGGTTGGCGTGAAGAAGTACGGCTGATAGGCGTACTTTATTGGCCCTGGGTTGCTTCGGCGGCCTGGGGCTTTATGCTGTTTGTATGGCATTCACCGAAGACCTGGGCGTATTCTTGGCCGATTTCGGCGTTCCGATTTCGGCTGGATCTGCAAGTGGCTTAGGGATTTTGGATATGCCAAGCGAGATGATCGCTGATGGCGTGGTGATGACCACTGATTACAAGGTCACCTGCCTTGCGAGCTTGTTTGGTGACTTGCAGTATGGCGCTGGTGTCAATGTTGATGGATTGCCTTATACGGTGCGCAATGTTGAGTTGCTTGATGACGGTAAGTTTTGCGATCTGATGCTGCAGCGAAGTGCGACACCTGTGTTGGCTGCGGTGTCGGCTGTGGTGCTTGATGGAGATGGAGTTGATACGGAGAGCATGGTTATCCTTGATGGAGGCGGTCCTGGGACCGTTTATATCGACGGTAATGTTCTTGACGGCGGAGTGCCATGAGCGACACGATTACCCGGTTCAAGCTTCGTAACGGGACTGCTGCTGCGTGGACTGCGGCGAACCCGGTACTGCTGGCGGGTGAGGCTGGCATTGAAACTGATACGCGCAAGTTAAAGCTGGGCAATGGATCCACAGCCTGGAATTCGTTGCTGTACGTACAGGGGCTGGAAAATGATAATCCACAATTTACTACGCTTTCCGTCACTGGCGTAGCAACTCTTCCGCATATTCACGGCGCGCTTGCTGGCCCTGTTTATATCCATTGTCGCAATGGCACCGCAGGGACACTGGCGAAGGGTACCCCTGTTTACATCACTGGCAATGTTGGCAATACAGCCAATGTGATCGTGGCCGCGGCTGATGCGTCGGATTTGACCAAGATGCCTGCAATTGGCATTCTTGATCAAGCGCTGACTGCTGGCGCTGATGGGCATGTTGTGATCTCAGGTGAAATTACGCAGATGGATACAAATGGTTATGCTGTTAATTCTCCTTTATACGTGGCAAATGGTGGTGGCTTCACAACAACCGCGCCAGTCAACGGTCAAGTGATCGGCCGTGTTACAAGAGGCAATAGCAATACGGGGGCTTTAGTTGTGATGGGGCCAGGAATTACTGACAATATGGATGAAGGCATTTATTGATTGTAATTATGAACATGGATCGCGACACGTTTAAAAATTGGGTCAAGGTCATGCAAGCGTTGGAAGAGGCTGGAAAGACAGATAGCTATATTTATTATCGAGCGAAATCAATTGTGACCAAGCAGGTCGATCCTGGCGCGTTTGGTCCGCTTCCAAAGCGAGGATTCAATGACCACTAAGCGCGAACAGATCCTGAGTGCGATTGCAAACGCACTAGCTAGCACTGCGGGCGTAAGTGGTCGCGTGTATCGCAGCAGAGTCACTGCGATGCAGCGCGCTGAGTCGCCTGCAATTGTGATTGAGCCGATCAGTGATACGCCAACGCAAAACACAAGCTTGCCGACATTAGATTGGCGCATGCGTGTGCGCGTAACGGTGATCGTGCGCGGTGACACGCCAGATCAATTGGCCGATCCAATTATTGAAAGCATGCACGCCAAGATGGTCGCTGATCTGACGCTTGGCGGTTATGCGATTGACGTGCAGCCGGATGAAGTGACGTACAACATGCTGGACGCGGATCAGCCTGCAGGAGTAATCTTCAATGATTATATCGTTCAATATCGCACAACTGTGGCAAGTTTGGCGACGTAGAGTCTGATAAGCCGCGCGATTTACAGTGATTGATGAGTTTCAAGGGCAAGGTGGCTCGTACATCCTTGACCCCGAGACAGGCATCCGCACTCTCGTTAAGCGGACGCTGCCACCTGTTCCACAAGAGGTAATTTCCAATGCCCCTTCTAACTCGGAAACGCCTGATCCTTCTGGAGACGGAGGGAACGTACGGCACGGATCCGACTCCGACCGGCGCCGACGCCATTCTGGTTCGCGATCTGAATATCACTCCTCTGCAGAGTGATGTTGTTAGCCGTGAGCTGATTCGTCCTTATCTGGGCGCATCTCAGCAATTGCTGGCCAACACTCGTGTTGAGTGCACGTTCAGCGTTGAGCTCGCTGGTTCTGGCACCGCTGGCACTGCCCCTCGCTATGGCAAAGCTTTGCTTGCCTGTGGCATGAGCGAGACCATTGTTGCGACTACCAGTGTGACCTACGCACCGGTGAGCGCAAGCTTTGGTAGCTGCACCATCTATTACAACATCGATGGCTTGCTGCACAAAGTAACTGGCGCGCGGGGCACTTTCACTCTGAACCTGGCTGTTGGTGAAATTCCCACCATTGATTTCACTTTCACTGGTGTCTACAACGCCCCAACCGATACTGCCGCTCCTTCGGTTACTTACGCCGATCAAGCCAACCCAGTGATTGCCAGGAATGGCAACACGACTGACTTCCAGTTGCTGTCTTACAGCGGTTGCCTGCAGTCGGTGACCTTCGATGTCGGCAACACTCTGGTGTATCGCGACCTGATCAATTGCACCAAGCAGGTGCTACTGACTGATCGCGCTAGCACTGGTAGTGTCACCATTGAAGCACCCACCATTGCTCAGAAGGACTATTTCACTGCCGCTCTGAGCGATGGAACGCTGGGCAACCTGCTATTCCAGCATGGTCAGACTGCTGGTAACATCGTTGACTTTGTTTCCACCAAGGTCGACATTGGCGATGTCAGCTACAGCGATCAAGACGGCATCCACATGCTGACGATCCCCTACACCTGCGTGCCCTCAACCGCAGGTAACGATGAGTTCAGCCTCGTCTACACTTGATTCGTTGGACAGACGGATGATGAGGGCCGGTAATGCGGCCCTTTTTTATTGGGTGTATGCTGTTGCAGTATCGCGTGCATTACGCATGGCATTTGTCCGTAAAAAGGTAAAGGTTTTCTCTTGGCCTGTCTCCATCGAGGAGCCGAGTGATGGCGGCACCTTTGACACTGCAACGTTTGACGCAAAATTCAAGCGTGTTGGACGTAAAGAGTTCCAGAAGCTTGGCGAAAAAGGCGAACTGGATCTTCTGAAGGTGATCATGGTTGGCTGGGAAGGAATTCTTGACGAAGACGGCAAAGAGATCCCGTTTTCGCTTGAAGCAATGCGCGAGTTCAGCGATGACCCATATTGGATTCGCGGTGTGCTGAAGGCTTATACCGAGACTTTTGACGGCGGTCGCCAGGGAAACTAAAAGATGCTGCCGTCTATTGGGCTGGCGGCGGCAAGAGAGTAGAAGACAAAACGAAGGAGGACGCTGCTGTGTTTGGCATCGTCCTCCCGGAGCAACCTGCTGAGCGATCCAGCGATTGCGAAGTTTGGGAAGAAAACTGGGATTCTGTGATGATGTTCCTGCGTATGCAGACGCAGTGGACCACGACGATGGCCGGATATATGGGCTTGCGATATGACGTGCTTCTTTGTCCTGGAGGATTGTTCGACCTCTACAATGTGGAGAATCGCCGCGACATGCTTGAAGACCTCCAGACCATGGAGGCTGCAGCATTAAGCGAATTGGCCAAGGACAAGGATGGCTAAACAGGTAAGCGAAATTCTCGTCAAGCTTGGCATCCAGGGCGCCGAGGGCCTGGACAAGCTGAAGAGTTCGTTTCGCGAGCTTGAAAGGTCCATTGGTCCATCTGACGCAACAATTCAGAAGGCGCGCAAAAGCATACTTGACTTTGGCGAGGCAAGCGGAAAAAGTGAGCAAGTTATTCGTGGTCAACTTGAGGCATTTCGTGGCCTGAAATCACAGGCAGAAATCAATGGTGCGACTTTTATAAAACTTACCGAAGACATTAAAAGGCTTGAAATTGAATTAAGTGGCTCTACTGCTGCAATAAATCGTCAACGTGATGCCATCCTGAGATCAACTGCTGCTTCGCAAGGTAATGCGGATGCATTGCGCAAACAAGCCGAAGCGCTTGGCAGACTTCAGCAGCAAACACGACCTGGATCTGCTGCTTTTATTCAGCTTAGTAAAGATATTGAAAGAGTAGACGAAAAGCTAATCAAAGTTCGCAGTGAAGCGCAAGCATTTGCGCTCGCTTTGAATCAGATTCCAGCAGCAAGCGTAGAAAAACAAGTAAGGCAGATTGAAACTTTAAGGCGTACCATGAATACGCTTAAAATTACAAGTGATGAATATTTAGAAACACTGCAAAGAATTAACCTTGTCAGTGCTGTTCAGGCAACAACTACCGGTAGGCAGCAAGTAAGGGCTGCCAACCAGATGTTCGAGAGCGGTCTTTTTGAGCGATTTGTGCAAAGTCGTGCACAGGCGCTTCCGCTTCCTGAAACGACTGCTGGCCTGCAACAAAGAATTTCGGAGGTCAATCAAGAGCTCGCAAACGTAACTGGATACGAGCGTAGGCGCGCGCTGACGATTGAGTTAATTGATCTTAATCGTCGACTTAAAAATACAGTTGTTGAAATTACGACTACGGAAGAGCTAGCCGCAATGGCTACGAGGCAGCGTGCCTCCGCTGCGCGTGAAGTCCTCGGTCGATCTGGCTTTGGCGCATTTTCCGCCGATGTTCGCGCTCGCGCCGCAGAGGGTGCTTATGATCCCGGCACTCAAAAAGCAATGCAGCGCGCCAGAAATCGAATTGTCGATCAAGAGGCGGTCGGTGAAATTGGTGTTTTGTTTAACCGTTGGCAAGACGCATATTTAGATATTGAAAAACTTTTTGAAGATCATCAGGTCAATAAAGCTGAAATTGCCGCAAAAGGGGCTGCGACTCAAAATGAAATTTTAGATAGACAGCATAATCAGTCTCTGCGAGCTCAGCAGCGAAGGTTTGAAGAAGAGCTTGCGTTGTTTGATCAAAACCTTAAACAGCGCGATCAATTGCTTCAAAAGCAAACTGCAATCAAAGGAATGCTTGGCCTTGAAGGGCGCGAGCTGTCTCCTTTGTACCAGGGGATTGTTGATATTGGAACTCGTCGTGCGGCTAGCGAGCAGGCGCGCATGGGCAAAACCCCTCAGCAGGCGCTTGCCGACATTGTCAGCGTATTTAATTCTGATCTTGATAGAGCTGGAGACGGATTCCTGGAATCCGAACGTCAGCTCCGTGAAGCAGCAATTGAATTCGCTGGAGGCTCGCGCAAAGTCCGGGAAAGATTTGAGCAAATTGCCTTAGGAAAAACACCGGCTGGAATGTTCCCTGCACCAGGAGAAGATCCTGCTATTTATAGGCAAAGGATCGAGGCTCCCGCTGCCAGCCTTCAAGAAATTATTGCCAATTTTGGACGAAAGACAGATAAAACTGGAGATGGCTTTCTTGAAGCCGAAAGAAAGCTCAGGCAAGCAGCAATTGATTTTGCCGATGGATCGCAAGAAGTTAAGCGTGCTTTTGCTCGTATTCCTCTTGGTCAAACGCCGACTTCGATGTTGCCTGGTGGCACCGAAGCGCCTTCTGAATACATTTCGCGCATTAGGGGTGGATTTGGCACTGCTGATCTTCCTGATTTCGAATCATTCCGAAAAGGAACAACTCGTGAATTGCAGCTTGTTCGACAGTCGTTGCAGGAATTACGGCTTGACTTAAATCCATTAGCAGCAGGATTCGAGGCAACAGAAAAGCGCATTGTTCGTAGCATTAGAAATATTGACAAAGAGCTTGAGACTCGTCAGCTTGGCGGGCGCGGTCGTATGGGCGGAATGCAAGTCGCTCAAGCCGCTGGCGCAGCATTAAGTGGCGGCATCTTTGGCGGGCCTGAAGGCTTCCTTGGTGGCGCGCTTGGTGGTGTGTTTGGTGGTGTGGGCGGAGCATTTGCTGGTGCCGCTGCAGGTGCGCAAGTTGGCATGTTTAGGCAGCAGCTTGGTGGATTTGCTGACTATGCAGCACAGATCCAGAAGATGCAGATTGCGCTGCGAGATGCTGCTGGCAGTCAAGATCAATTCAATCAAGCTGTTGCTGCGGCGAATTTTGCGGTGCGCAACCTGAACGTGCCGCAAGATGTTGCGATTCAGAATATGACCAAGCTGACTGCTGCTGTAAGGGGCGCAGGCGGTCAGGTCACCGATGCCGAGCTTGTATTTAAAAACGTCACTGCTGCGATCAAAGCAACTGGCGGCTCTGCGCAGGACGTCGATGGTGCCATTACAGCAATGGTGCAGGTGTTCTCGAAGGGCAAAGTAAGCGCAGAAGAGTTAAGCGGTCAGCTTGGCGAGCGCTTGCCCGGTGCAGTTACAAAGTTTGCCCAAGCGAACGAGATGACGCTACCTGAGCTGCAAAAAGCTCTTGAGCAAGGTCAGGTTGGATTGAATGAACTGATGAATTTCATCGTTCAACTTGGCGATGAATATTCCGGCACTGCCAATCAAATTGCGGATTCTAGTCAGGATGCAGGCGCACGTCTGACGGTGGCGTTCAATGACATGAAGATTGCAATTGGCGAAACGCTTCAGCCGGTTGGCGCACAATTCCAAGAAGCCTTTGCTGATTTCATCGTAAATATCACCCCAGGTCTTGTTGCGGCAGCTAAAGCAGTCGGGGATGGGATCAAGTTTATTATTGACAATGCATCGCAAATTGGTGCTGTTATTGAATTCGCTGCAAAGCTTGCTGGTGTCACTCTTGCCCTGAAGGCATTGCAGGCGATGCAGGGGCCAATTACAACTCTGTTCCTATCTTTGCAAAGCGGATTCGCAGCTAGCACCGCTCAGGCGGCTGCAGCTCAGACTCGGATCATGGCTTTCGGGGCAACTGTTAGAGCGGTTGCGGCATCGCTTGTCGCGCCTTTGGTTATCACGGTTGCTGTTGTGGGCGCAGATGCAGTTATCTCTAAATTGTTGAAAATTAGGAATCTAAAAAATCAAACACAGACGATTCGAGAGCAAGCGACTGGCGAGGAATACCTAAGGGGCCTTGGCGGAGAGGCAGCTACGCAGTCTGCCCTTAGGTCGGAAATAAGCGCAAATGCTAAGGAAACCGAAAGGCTTAATAAGTCAATCGAAGGAACCAGGAAACAGTTGTCGCTGCTTCAGGCAATGCCTGGAATTGCACAAGCGGCTGTCTCTGGACAGCGTGGACAGCTAGAAGCGCAGTTAAAGCGTGATTTTGCTGCGCTGCAGCTAATGCGGTCAAGGCGCGAAACCTTGTTGAATCGACTGCCAAATGCGCCTACGGCCGCAGCAGGCCCTGCCTTGACCCAGTTCCCAGATATTGCTGGTGATGGCGCCAAGGGCAAAGCGGACAAAGAGGCAGAAAAAGCCGCTCGTGAAGCTCAACGCTTATACGAAGAAAATCTTCGCAATGCAATGCGTTTGCAAGACGTTGGCTTGCGGACGCTTCAGCTTGAAGAGTTGACCACGCTTGAAAGGCAGCGCCAGGAGTTAGTGAGCAGAGAAGCAGACAGAATTGAATTTGAAATTTTAGACCTAAAACAAAAGCAGCTCGGGATTGATATCAAGCAAACACACTTAAATGAAACGAGAGAACGCTTGGAGGATTTGCGCGTTCAGGGACTGAAGCAAGGACTTGATGTTTCTAAGACTGCAGAAGAAATATCCAGAAATCAAATTGAATATAAAGAGCTTCAGCTTGAGGCGGAGAAGGCGATCACGGAAGAGCTCGGTCTTCAGCGTCAAATCTTAGAAGCAATGGGCTTGACGCCTCAAATGCGTCAGGCCGGTCGTCGCGCTGCTATTGGCGTTTTCGATTACGGCCAGGCTGGCGCTGCCAATTTTGCCGGCGGCGAGCAGATCTATCAACCGCAGGAATTCATGACACCGGAAGCTGAGCGCTTCCAGGAGATGCGGAAGCAATTAGAGGAAATGATTTCTCTTGAAAATCAAGTTCATGCTGGTGCAATGCAGATAGGAGAGGCGTTCTCCAACGCATTTATTGAAACAATTACAGGCTCTAAATCAGCGAAGCAAGCACTTGCTGACTTGATGGCATCAATTGGCAAGCATTTCTTGGATATGGCGCAGCAAATTATTGCACAGCAAATTGCGATGATTCTTTATGGCACCATTATGAAAGCGCTTGGAGTGGGGCTTAGTGGCGGAGGTGCCGCTCCTAATTACAGCGGTGTTTTCAGTAGTGGTCAGGCCGGCTTCAACCCATCAGTATTCACGGGTCCAAGCTTGCTCCCGGCCGCCAATGGAGCGGCGTTTGCTCGGAACGGCATTCAACCGTTCGCAATGGGCGGGATTGTCACCAAGCCGACCTTCTTCAAGTACGCAAACGGTGGCGCTTTCAGTAATGGCGTGATGGGCGAGGCTGGCCCTGAAGCGATCATGCCGCTTAAGCGTGGCGCCGACGGCAAGCTTGGCGTTGCTGCTCGCCTGGATGGTGCAATGAAGCGCTATCGCTCCACTCCTGGCTCTGCCGCTGCTGCAGCAGAAGGTGACAGCGCATCGCTGGCAGCAGTGGGTGCGGCCACAATGGAACCGATCGACGTGCGCTACAGCATCGAACGGATCAACAACGTGGACTACGTCACCGCCGACCAGTTCCAACGCGGCATGGCGCAAGCCGCCCACCAGGGCGCAATCCAGGGTGAACGCCGCGCCATGCGCAGCCTGAAAAACAGCGCCGCCACACGTAGAGGAGTCGGCATCTGATGGAATACGCCTACGGCCACCTACTCGACATCGGACCCAGCGGCCAAGCCGCCCAGTACCGCTTCCAGAACTACGCCATCAACCAAAACGTTGACGGCTACCTGTTTCTGCCGTTCAGCTTCGGTGGCGCAGTAGCCACCCTCCAAGGCGACAACCTCGACGCAACAATTCAATTTGCAAACATTGAAATGACCCGCGCGTGGATTGTCGAGGCACTCGATAACCTATGGGTTGCCAAGGTCACCACGGTGCTCTGGGAACCCTCCACTGGAGCAGTCCAGCGCACCCTTTACAACTACTGGGGCACCTGTTCAAGCGGCGGCTGGGACGAGGTCAACATTCAAGTCAGCTTGAACTCGGTACTCGACGCTGTGCAGTCCAACATCCCCGGCCGCCGCCTACATCGCTGGCAAGTCGGCAGCATCCCGTTCACAGCTCAAATCAGTGTGTGAGCATCTAATCGGTCGCCGCTACGAGTACGGCGGAGACGATTGCATCCACCTTGTTGTCGATTCCCTCAAGGCTTTAGGCAAAAATCCGCCCGAAGTTGCCGACGCTTGGTACACCCTTAGTCCACGCGGCATCCTGCGTGAACTGGCGCTGTACTGCGACACCTTAGACGCGCCCGCCTACGATGGTGACATCATTCTGTTCGGCGCCAAGCCACCTGAATTCGGAGTCCAATGGCAGAGTGGCATCCTGTTCATAAACAACTTGATTTCCGCAGTGGACTGGAAACCGGTGGCAAGCTTTACGATCCGCCGCTCCTACCGTATGAAATCGCGCTAATTGAAGCGCTTGGCTGTAGCGAAGAAGAATATAAAACCTTTGCTCGATATGCAGCACAACGCGCATATGTGCGCCCTGCTGAATACGAAAATATCCCCGAAATCTATGCAGCGATGGTTCCAGTCGTTGTCGCTGCAGCCGCCGGTGCAAAATCAGTTGCGACAACTATTGCCGTAAATGTTGCCATTGGCTTGGCGCTAACGGCCGTCAGCATTTTGCTGGCACCAAAAGCACCAGCGCTAGAAACACCCGCCAAAATTCGCGGTAAAAAGCTGGCGGACCAGATCGGTCCTACTCGCTTCAACCAAACCACTAGCTTCGACAACATCAGCAGCCTTGCCGAGTACGGCCAGCCAATTCCTATTCCTTTCGGCAAGCGAGGCACTGGCGCTGACGGCGCTCTGACTGGCGGCCTGATCCTCGCTCCAGCATTGGTGTGGAGCCGCCTGTACAGCTACGGCAGCTACCAAGCCTTTGAAGGTATTTACGTTGCTGGCGAATACGGCATAGCCGCGCCCGAACTCGGCGGCATCCGCGTTGGTACCACAGCTCTTAACAGCCTCGGCAATCGCGACTTTGCCGTCTATTGGTCCTCACAACTCGGCGAAAACCGCCCAACAACTGCTCGGCGTATCGCTGGAACCGATGGTCCTGGTGCCACAGGCACTATGGGACGCCAAATTTTCACCGCCCCAACCGAAGACGGGCAGTTTAGCCAAGGATTTTCCATGGCATACAGCCCGCAAGCAGATACCTCGTTTGGAACAGCCGAGCCAATCCACAACGGAACAGCTTTCCGCTTCAACTGGGAAATCATCTCGGCGCCCTATGCATCAACAGAAGGCCCCGATAACAAAGAAGCACGCGCCGAAACCCAAGCACGCCGCCGCAAAATTGCTGGTTCCGATGCTGACGTACTGCATCGCTACACCGACCAACCAAAAGAAGACATTCCTAAAGTCGGAATGCCCGGCGTGGGTCGCGCCTACTCTCGCCGCATGGGCTTCATCAGCCACAACGGCACAACTTACGACAACCGTACCATTGTGCCGGTATCAGAAAACGACACACTTGTCTTTGAAATAAACGGTACTAACTGGCTTGAATTCAATCAATCCGACTTCAAAGACACTGAAGTCAATGTCAAAGATCTGAAAGCTTCCGCTGATTCTTGGCGAGCCCGTGCATCAGACTTGTTAGCGGTCGGCTCCAAGTGGATTATCGGCTCTTCCGTCTGGGTCGTAGAAAACAGAAGCCCGGACACGTGGAAAAAGGGCATTACCCAGCAGATTACTTTTCGCTGTACTGCAATTACAGGTGTAGCCACAGTAGGTATCCCCGGAACGCGCACAGTACGCGAACCCCTTGGTGGCTACGAAGGCAGCGTCTTCAACCTCAACAAACATTGCGGCGCAGCTTTCTTCAACATCTGCCGTCTGCACATGGCAAGCATCCGCCCTGTGCGGCGTGATGCCCAAGTCATCGAGATCGGATTGCGCAGCCAAGTCTGGAACCGAGCCAACGGTCTCTGCAACTTCAACGCAATCCCAACACCTTTCAAACTTCACCAACTCGATAAGCAGGACGTCACGCTTACGACGCCTCGAATGGATAAATACTTCGAGCGCACATCTTGCTTCTCCATTTGGGTACGCCCAGTCCAAGTTTATGGCCAAGCGCAACAGCCTTGGAGACGCATCCCACAAGTCTTTTGCGTAACGGGCAACGCACCAGTTGACCAATACAACTACATTCGAATCCGTCCTGGCCAAATTGGTTATTACGAATACCGCTTTATCCCTCGCACTGGATCTGACATCGCGATTAACAGCATCGACACAAATCAAGTTATCCGTCTTAATGCAAACACTGGCGCTGAATATGGACAAGACTTTTCTACAGATTACGGTGCTTTTCGCATCACAACTAATGGCGATGTCGTATCTATCGCCGATATTCGCCTAAACGACGAACTAGTTACTGACCCACAAAAGGCCAGCAGTGTAACCACAACACAGACCACACTTCCTACAGCCTTATCACAGTACGACCAAAGCTCGAACAACGGCAGCATCCAGCAAGTTGTCAATGCTTGGCTTACCGAAAAGTTGGGGTATGCACGTAATTACCCTGGCCAAGTGCGTAGTGCCACCATTACTTTTGATAAACCAGGCGTAGGCCAAATCGTATTTAATGTAAACGCCACATCTGTGCCTGGAACGCTGGGTGTAACCATCGGTCAGGTCTATCTAAACGCAAACCGCGGAAATCCTTACCAGTGGACAAATGTTTCGTACAACGTCATTTCCGCAAACGGTACGTGGAACACTTCTCATGCCTTTACTGTCGTCATCCCAGTAAACAATGACTTTTCCCGCGTAGGCGGTTACTCCGTAGTCAACGTTGCCTTTGCTGTTACAGCAGTTCAGGCTGTATCAACAGTCAATACCTCTACCGTTAGTAGTACCGAGCGCGTCTTCGAGGAAAACTCGCAAGTCTCAGACTGCAGCCACTACCTGGAACTAACCAAATCCAATGAAAGCGGTCCAGAACATCAAATCGTTTACGTCAACGAATGTATATCCAACGAAACTCTTGCTGAGTATTACGGCATGTCCACGCTGGGATTCACCGTCAAATCCAGTGGTCAACTCGGCGGTATCGGTCAAATCCGTGCCTGGGTCCCTACCGGCATCAACGTTTATCGCCTGATCGAGCAGGACAACAAGCCCAGCAACCTCTTCGCTGACCTCGTCTACTACTTGCTGACCAGCAAGAGCCAAGGCGTTGGCAACGTCGTACCCACAGAACTGATCGACGTCGAGTCACTCACGACAACTGCCCAATACCTACGCGCTAACAAAATCTTCTTTGATGGCGTAGTGGAGGACAGCGACAGCTTGCGCTCCTTCCTTTACGACAACGCAGCGCTTCAGCTCTGCAATTTCACCATCAAGAACGGCCGTTTCGGCATGATGCCGGCGCTGCCCTACGACAGCAGCTACCAGATCAGCACCACGCCCATTGCCATCGAGCAGATCTTTACCTCGGGCAACATCATCCAAGACAGCCTGCAGGTCCAGTACATCGACGCTGCGCAGCGTGCCAACTTCCGCGCCTTGGTCACGTGGCGCGTCACCGTCGAGAACGACCTACCCACGCAAGCTTCTGCCTTGGTCGACTGGGCTGACATCCCCGAAGGCAGCCGCTCCACCACCCAGCAGGCTTTCGACCTAACCGATTTCTGCACCAATCGCGCCCAAGCGCTAAGGACCGCACGTTTCCTGCTGAGCATCCGCCGCCGCGTCACCCACACCGTCAGCTTCAAGACCGTGCCCGACGCCCTTGGCATCCAGCCCGGCTCGTACATCCGCGTCATCACAGAAGCCACCACCTACAGCGCCACCAACAACGGAGGAATCACTGATGCTGGCACACTCGTCAGTGTCACCTCCATCGCCAGCGGCAGTTACGACGCCCTTATTTATAATCCAACCACTGGCGCCGTAACCGAGCAACGCATCACGATCCAGAACAACGCTGTCACGGAGTCTGCCCTACGCGGCTGCCTTTTCACCCTGCTGAGCCTGCAAACCAACGCCTCCGTCTACCAAGTAGAGCAACTAACGCTGGACGAGGACGGCCTCGTCAACGTCAGCGCTGTGGAAGTACCCGTCGATTCCACTGGCGTTAGCATTGTGGCTAAGGACGTGCTTACCGAAGCAAATTTCCGCGTACTGGAATAATGGCTTTCCCCACACTGACGCCAACCAGCCGTGAATTCAGCCCTGGAGCGTGGCCCATCAAAAACTACAGCTCTCAATCTGGCGCCGAGGTACGGATCCTGTACGGCTCCCAACGTACCAACGCCAAACTTAACCTCAGTTACGAAAATGTGACTGATGCAAACGCGCAGCTATTTATTGAAGATTACACCTCAAATATCGGCACATTACGTACATTTACTCTGCCCTCCGCTGTACGTAACGGCTGGAACGGCAGCACTGCGACCTTGGACGCACCACCCGGCACCAAGTGGCGTTACGAAGCTGAACCGCAACTGCGTTCGGTGAGACCTGGGCGTAGCAGCGTTACAGTGAACTTGGTGGCGGTGATCTGATGGCCAAGGTTTATACCGGACGTGATGGCCGCCTACTGATTAACGGCATCGAACAAATCAAGGTCAGCAGCTGGACGCTGACTGGCTCACTCGAAGTCCTGGAAACCACCACGCTTGGCGAATCACAGCGCACTTACGTGCCGGGCGTCCAGGAATTCAACGGCAGCGCCACTCTGCTGTACTACAAAGACGACACCGGTCGCAACGATGCGGCTACCGCACTGAAAAAAGTGCTGCGCGTCTCCGGCGTATCTAGTAGCGACACTGTGACACTGCGACTCCGCCTAGTAGACGGAAACACAAACAGCGACGTACAACTCGTTGCCTACATCACCAGTGTTTCATTCGGTGCCAGCGTCGGTGAAGTCAGTTCCGCGCAGATCAGTTTCCAAGCCACTGGTGCACTCACAGCGGTAACGATCTAATGGGTATCTACCTCGGTAACGTCGGCAATATCGAGCTGACCCGCTTGTCGCTTGAAGGCAGCAAAGAGTCTGTAGTCAATCCGTCAGACGTCAATGCTGCTCGCGATCGCTTTAGTTTTGATTTCGACCCCAGTTATTTAATCAGTGGCGACCTGATTGAGATTGCCACAACAGATAGAACCAATCTTAGTTTTGTTGCCGCAAGTGGATGGGCGAATAACATCGTTCAGCCAAGCGGAAACTGGTACGCATTTATTGACGAACTAGGCGGCATTCGTTTGTACACAAACTTTGACGACAGCCTTGAAGGTGCCAGCACTGGCCTTGTGGCTCTCAATGCAATTAATCGCAATATCCCAATCAGGGTTACGGTGCGCGACCGTGACGCGCGATTGCTTGGGTGTGTGTCTGATTATGAAATTAATACAGCGAGAGAAACTGTTGATATCACAGCATTAAGCGATGAATACAGGCAGCAATACAGCAGCCTGATCACGGGCAGCGGACGCCTGACTGCGCAATGGGATTACGTAAAAGAAGGCAATACAGAGCCGGTCAACTATCTAATGCAGCTTGTATTGCGCACAGAAGTTGGCTCATCATTTCATGCAAAATTTTTCATTAAATCAGCCGGTACACGCGCATCAGGGGGTTCGTTTGATTCGGCCCAAATCAATGATGCGTTGTGGTGGGAATTCGATGGATTGATCACCTCTAGTGCCACCAGCTTTGCATCGGGCAACATCATCGTCAGTTCTGTTGATTTCGTTGCAACTGGCCCTATCAGGCTGCGCGCCAAAACTCGCACAACCGAATACCTGCTCCAAGAGTCTGGAGGCAAATTCAAGCTTGAGCAAGATGGCACGTCATTCTTGCTTTTGGAGCAATCCGACTGACACTAAACTGGTGTCAGGCCATGCCTACCAGCACTTATAGCCGCACATCACCATGGCAGACCTCAGGATCACCGAATTAGCAGCGCTCTCCAGCGGTGACCTGGCTGCAGGTGACTTTCTGGCAGTCGCTGATATCAGCGCCAGTGAAACCAAGAAAATTACCGTTACCGACTTTACTGGCAAAGCAGTCACATTAATTGCCGACGCCACCATTCCGGGCGCCAAGATCCTTTTTGGATCGCAGCAAATTGCTGGGTCTGTCCTTGTCAATAGCGCCGTTGGGGAAGCCCAGCTTGCCAACGATGCTGTTACCGCAGCAAAGCTGGCCAACGAATCCAGCGTTGACCTTGTAACCACGCTGCCTGCCAGTGGTGCTTTCGTTGGTCAAATCGCCCTTGATACAGACGACAGCAAGATCTATTGCTGGGATGGAACAAGTTGGGTCAGCATCAAAGCCGCAGGCTCAATTAATACTGTTATCGGTGGCACGACTGGCGTTGTCAACGTCACAGTGACCACAAGTGGTGACAGCGTAACGATTAACACGACACTGGACAACACCAGTGCCGCCGCCCAATTTCTAGCCGGCCCAACTGCTGGTGCTGGCGCAGTTGCTTACCGCACGATTGCAGCAGGTGATCTTCCAACAGCAACCGCCGGTGCCAAAGGCGCTGTCGTCGTCAACGGCAACGGCCTGACGATGAGCGGCGACACTGTCGTCATTAACAACACGGTCACTGCCGAAGCCAGCAATTATCACGTCGTTCAGTACAACGCCAAAGGTCTTGTCACTGGCGGTCGCCAAATCATCGCGGCTGACGTCCCAGTCGCTACGGCCAGCAGCATCGGTGTAGTCAAACCCGGCTCCGGCCTTGGTGTTGACGGTGCTGGAGCACTCAACCACAGCAACTCAATCACACCGGCCAGCGCCGCCAAAGTCACCTACGACGGGCAAGGCCACATTGTTGCCGCACTGGCGCTATCGGCGACTGACATTCCCGAGCTTGACGCCAGCAAGATCACAACTGGTACGTTTCCCTCAGCCAGGCTTGCTGCAAATAGCGTCACCGCAGAACAACTTGCCGACTACGGTATCGCGCAAGTCGGCAGCAGCCAGCCAGTTCCTGAGTTCGCGGGCCAGCTCTGGATCAATCCCACTGACCGCACCGCTTACGTCTGGGTTGGTCAAGTTTCCCCAGCGCAGGGCTACTACCTTCCCCTCAACAATGAGTTCGGCGCCCAAGCCAACCTACGCTTTGGCGGCACCTACAACGCCAACACCAACACGATCGCCAGCCTCAATACCTATGGCGCATCGGCAGGTCTAATCGTTGGTTCAGCTCTTGTTGCCCCAACCGCCGCAAGTTCTGGTCTTTATCTGCTGGTCACAACAGCAGGCACTGGTATCGCGCCGGTTCCTGCAGTTTCACTAGATGTTGGTGACTGGATTCTGAGTCCTGGCTCTGGTACGACGTGGACTCACGTCAACATCGTTGGCGCCGGCATCAGCGTGATCGACGCTGGCGACGTCACCTTTAATGGTGCTGCCTTAACACCGGCCATGAGTGGCGTGGCAGACGCTGAAGCTGCGTTGACCACACTGTGGGGCCGGGTGCAGGTTGCGACAGTGTCAGTTTCTGGAATTGTGCGTGAAACTACAGAGATCGCCGTAGATAGCGTTGGAGCAATGACAGTTGGGGTGGTCGATGAAGGCACCTACTGATGTCGAGTTTCAATTACAACGGCGAGTACCTTCCGCGCGGCGGCGTCGAAGGCGAAATGCTGATCAAAGTCAGCAATGTTGACTACTACCTGCAGTACAAAACACTGCCCGAAATCTTCGACGAATACGACATTGTGATTGATGAGGGTGAGTATTAGTAGTAGACTGCCTAAGTAACGCCGTCCCAGAGGGGAGTTAAGGCATGGCTACCTGGCAGCATCTCCGTAGCAGCACCGCAAATAAGCGCCCCACTACCAGCTTGGCTGATGGGCGCATTGCAATCAACACCAACACCGCAAGTCCTGGTCTTTTCTTCAAAGACTCTGCTGGTACTGGCATCGTCAAGGTCGGCCCTGTCCACGTAGGCACCACAGCGCCCAACTCTGTCCCAGCTGCTGGCGGCAGTTCCGGCAACTACCTCGGCGAACAGTGGCTTGACACCAGTGTCAGCCCTGCTCAGATGAAAGTATGGAACGGCAGCACTTGGATCGGCGTCGTTGCCGACGAACTGCCTGTTTCCAAACTGCAAGACGGTGCTGCCCGCCAGCTGATCCAAACCGACGCCGCCGGCACTGGAGTCGAGTGGACCAGCAACGTTGACGTGCCTGGCACCCTTGATGTAACCAGTACCGCAACATTCGACAGCATTGCGCAGTACCCACTTGGATCTGCTGGCGCACCCACAATTACATTCACCGGCGACACGAACACCGGCATTTACTCCCCTGGTGCAGACCAAGTAGCCATCAGCACTGGTGGGTCTGGCAGGTTGTTTGTGGATGCGAGTGGGAATGTTGGGGTCGCTACGGGAGCGCCCAGTTACAGATTGGAAGTAAATGGCACGATTAGTCAGTCAAGCCAAGGAACAAGCTCTGCGTTAATTCAAGCAGTTAATGCTGGAGGCATTTTTTATCACGGCCTAGATAATAGCGCCGGCACAACATTTGGCCA